CCGCACGAATCACTGCGAAAGCGCTGGTAGAGCAGGCGATTGAGACTGGCGATAGCTTCAATCCCGAGGCTGCACAGGCGTATGCTACGGAGAAGGTCGCGAAGCTTCGCGGTCAACAACCGGAGGTGTTCACGAAAACTGCTGCCGATGCCGCTGCTGCTCCGAAGAAACGCGGCCGCCCGGCAACGAATGGTGGTGATCTGAAGAAGAAAGCGCTGGAGATCTGCCGAGCAAACGCTGGCATGACCAATGCTCAGCTGGCTCAGATGATTTCTCGTGAATTATCAATAAGTTATAGCAACTCGTACTATTATTCGAGCCGAGTTTTTAAACGCTCGTAATACTCGACAAGGAGTTTAAGTTCCTCTAGCGAGCCGTTGTTCTTCATACGGTTCGCTTTGAGGGACACAATAATAATGTTGCCTTGCACGTAGCCTTTTGCAGGATCGATCCTTTCAAGCGAAGCAGACGCATCTCGACTCTCTCCTAAGCGTGCCTTCTTGAATTCAGTCCCGAAGATCGGGCACTTGTTATCGGCCGGCCAGATTGATTTGATGTAGTCGGGTGTCAAATCATGTGGCAGGCCTTCCTTTTTTGCACGCGAGCGTGATGCTGAGGCCATCATTTTCCATGGAGCCTGCACTAGTCTTTCGCGTAGAGCCTCTCTCGATTGTTCAACATCAGCGTGCCACGCCTCCTTTGATCTCTTTTTGAAATGCTCGGGATTGCGTTTGTACATATCCCTGCGATTCTTCTGAATCTTCACGGGATTCTTCGCTCTGTATTCAGCCATTTTTCTTGCCATCATCGGTTTATACTCGGGATCGTACTTTGAACGCCACTGCCTCCACGCGCGGCAGTACTCAGTTTCTGTTGTAAACTCGGATGGGGTTGGTTTTGGTGGGGTATAGATATCCATGCTGGGACTCCTTTCGTTAATTAAACAAGTTCTAGAGCCGGTGGGAACGCCAATTCCGCGACCGGTACCTCTATTTATACATCCCCCCCGGCGATCAAGCGGTAAGTAGTCACTAACCTTCTACTTCTTAGGCCGTCCTGGCCTCTTCGACGCCCGGTTCTCTGTTCTGGAAACCGGGCGTCTTCCTTTCTAGGATCGTTTATACGCGATTTCCAGCGTTCGGTTGGTGTCCTGACACCAAAACGTGTTTGTCAAGCGTTCAAAATCGCTTAAAAAACTGTTGACATTTCGAAACAGATCCGTTATACTGGGTTCATCAGTTGACAAAAGGAGATCGAAATGATTTTTACAGTGTATTTCACGGAAACGCGGACTGGTCAAGAGCACGTGGCGGAATACGACTGCATGGACGAGCGTGAAGCGGAGGAGCTGTTTCTGAACGATTTCGGCGGGCAGGCCGTGATTGACGGGATCGACTGTGATGAACTCGGTGAGGATGATGGTCAGCCGACGATGTACGAGGAGTATCAGGACCTCTACGGCGGCGATGATCAGTTTGAGACGTGCAATTACTATGGAGAAGAGTGAAATGGAACAGAAAAACTATGCGTGGCAGAAGCTTGGGCTGTTTGCAACCCCTGCGAGCTCTGAGGAGCTGATGAAATACATCGAGCAGTTCTCGGGGAGCGAGCGTGTTGTCGCGATGACGGTGATGGGTATGACGTACAATTATTGCTGCTCAATTGCTACGGGAGAGAAGTAACATGAAAATCAACATGATAGATCGCTGCGGCGACTTCAAACAGCACACGCTCTACTGCACGCTCGAAGAAATCGAGGCGGTTCTCGGGCCGGCAAACTGTGCGGATGACCCCAGCAAGGTCAAGTACTCGTGGGGATTCGAGGTTGACGGTGTTCGCTGCGGGATCTGGGACTACTATCAGTCGTACAAACACGACACATGGTCTGTTTTTGGTCCCCGCGAGATCGTTGAACAGGTTTTTCCTGGAAAAACAATCGAGTAGACCTGTTGACATTTCGAAATAGATCTGCTATACTGGCTTCACTGTCAAACGAAATGGAGAACACGATGAAATCTTGGAACGAACTGACGCAGCTTGAGCAATCTGAGTGCCTGTATTCCGACATGTACAAGGATTGCTACGGTGTCCGTCCGCGTTTCGACCAGTCTAGCTGGACGGTCGAGGACTATGACCGTGAGTTTGCTGCTCTCGCTCAGGAATTGAAGATGCAGGAAGCGGACGACAAGGTCCGCGAAGCGGAGGCAATTGCTCGGTTCGAGGAGACTGTCGTCAATTCGATCGAGTTCGGTGCCGGTTCGCGCGAGACTGCGATTCGTTGGATCCTGAACGGCGAGCAAGACGTCCCGTACTTCGAGTTCTGCGAGGGACTTCCGTACGGGTACATCGCGAAGACTGTTGATATTGAAAAGCTTTTTGCCAAGGAGGCAGCATAATGGCAGTTGCACCCGATACCGTTTGTTTTGAAATAGGTGATGGTAGCATCTTGGGTGGCTTCTATGAGAAGGAATGTGGCAATTGGTTTGAGTTCAGTCGCAATGACGACGACTTTGACTTTGCTAAACCTTATCCCCACAAGGTTTGGGTAACCACTCCACGTGAGGGTATTGACAGAGGCTACCGTTATGCCACGGTGAAGGAGACTGTAGCCTACGTCGTTGTTGACGAAGAGGAAAACGGTCCTGTGATTGAAAAGTGGCAGCTCAAACAGAACTCTAAAAGAGATTACAGCTGTGATTGATTACACTGAAAGTATTCCAACGAAAATGATGATGTACGATCTGCTCGACCAGGACGCAATCGATCCAAAATGGCTAGCCTGCGCGCTGATCAGCTGGATTGACGAACACGAAGCAAAACGCTTCTGCGAAGTCAATGAGATTCGTCTGCATTATCAAGAAGATACGGACTGTTGACCTTTTCGAAATTTCCTGTATACTGGGCATTACTTACTAAGGAGATCGAAATGAAGAAAGAGAAGTTCAATTTGCGCGACACTATCCGGGCGTATGATTTCAAGCCGTGCGTAGGCCGCGGCGATTGCTACGTCGAGGGCGAGATCGTTTCTATCGAGAAGCCGGAGTGTGACTACCACTACTACCTGATCAACGTCATCACTGACATCTCCTGCGGAGAAGTCTCTGAGCAGCGATATTCGCGTGTCGGCAACCTCGTCAAGGTACCGATGTACACGTCGAACGACTATCCTGGTCGTGTAATTAACCTCTCGAGGATTTAAACAAAACTGTTGACATTTCGAAATACATTCGCTATACTGGCCATACTGTCAAACAACGGAGAAACGAAATGCGCAAGATCAAGAATCCCCAAGCAACACACAGCAACGTGTCGGTTCGACTGATGAGTGAACTGCTGACCGATGCGATCAATGCTGCGAGGGCTGGCGACATCGCACACGCGTGCACTTGTGTCCGTCTCGCAGCGCGGTTTGAGGATGATGTTCCTGCAGAGCTCTCGCTTGGACTGAAGGAGGCTGCGTAATGTCTGACAATCTTCAGTGCTATCTCGGTGGGGCTGCTTTCGGGCTGTGTCTCCTCGCGATGTTCTACATCTCGCTGTGATCGTCTAACGTGTTGATTCCCCGGCGATTGGGCCGGGGATCACGTGGGGCGGGGGTGCAAAAATCTAGGGCTGTGGCGTACTATATTACGTACCCCCGACCGTCCCCATAAAAATGTTGAAAACGCGTTCTGTAAAAATTTTTTTTAGAAATTTTTTTTAGAAAACTCGCCCGTAAAACGCGAAGGAAATATTATGAGCAATTCCAATTGTGACACGTGTGATTGCATTGTATCCTTGCCGGCAAGCATATCAGTCTGCGCGTAGTGCTGAATATGAGCGGAGGGGGTATGGGCAGCACAAGATCGAGTGCGGTGAGCTGAGTTTTCTCTCTATTGGAAGTATTCCCCCGATCGAATCGCAATGTTCACAATGCGGTGCGCAAATTAACGAACGATGCAGAGTGGTCAGTCGATCAAAACCGTACAGGACAGCATACAAATTTCATTCTGGTCGAGGAGCGTTCTGGACCGGAAACTACAGTGATATTGAAACAAGGCGAATTATAAAATGTTGACTTTCAAAAGGCCGTTGTGCAAAATGTGCTATTCTGTGTCAACACCCTGACTGACAACTGTTCTTGTGATTCCAACAGCTGTTTCGTGTGCTAGTTTAGCAATGTAGTTGGGATTGCTCTCACGGGCTGCTAACATTGCTTCGAGCTGTTGTTGTGATTCCCACACCTGTCTGACTGTTCCGTTATTGGAATCTACTGATTTCCACGTGTGCCTAACAAACCCTGGCTGCTGCTTCATCCAGTTGTTGATTTGAGTGTTTGTGTTGTGTGACGCTTGATCAACATCCCAGAACCACAACGCCTCTGCTGGCTTTGATACGCTTACCAATCTATACCACATAGCAAACCCCTTGTTAATTGATTATCACATATTTATCGATTGGTGTTGACGTTATCCGTTGTTATCTGTATAATACGGAGTGTCAGTGATGAGAAAGGACCCTACAGGACATATGAACACACCAGCTAAACTAGGCCGCCGAAAGTGGGATTTAAGATTCCTCTCTTTGGCAAGGCACATTTCTTTGTGGTCGAAAGATCCATCGACAAAGGTCGGAGCAGTGATTGTTGACCGCGACAAGAGAATCATTTCGGTCGGCTACAACGGGTTTGCACAAAAGACAGACGACATTGGTGAGCGTTATTCAAATCGAGAGATCAAGCTCGACATGATCATTCACGGTGAGATCAATGCAATCTTGTTTGCAAAACAATCGCTCGTCGGAACGACTCTATACACATGGCCGTTCCTCCCCTGCTCTCGATGTGCAGCAATTGTGATCCAGGTTGGGATTGAACGCGTCGTTGCTCCGGTCAACGAAGACGCACGCTGGGAAGAAAGTTTCAAACTATCACAAAAGATGTTTGCGGAAGCAGGCGTCACTGTTGACTTGGAAGACAAAAGCAGTGTAGAATATCTTGATCAATTGAAACTTGGAGATGACAGTGGTAAAGACTATTGTTGATCAGCTCGCGGCAACATCTTCCCGCCTTGAGAAGGAAGCAATCCTGGCGCGGGAGAAAAACAACGCGCTGCTGAAAAAGGTCCTCGTCGCGGCACTCGATCCGATGACAAACTATTTCATCCGGAAGATCCCCGAATACAAACGGAACACCGGTGAGGGAATCTCTCTCGCTTTTGCTCTCGACTCAATCGGCGATCTTTCAAAACGACTTGTCACTGGCCATGCAGGAATCGATCATCTCCGTGCCAACCTCGAGGCACTCAATGCAGACGATGCAATGATCCTCGAACGCGTGATCGAAAAGGATCTTCGCTGCGGCGTGTCGGAAAAGACAGTCAACAAAATCTGGCCAGGCCTGATCATCGAATATCCAGTGATGTTGTGCTCGCCGTACGAAGACAAGTCGATTGCAAAGATTAAGTTTCCTGCGTACGTCCAGCTAAAGCTCGATGGGATGCGATTCAATGCAATCTGCCGAGGCGACAAGGTTGAGTTCCGGACCCGCAATGGCAAATACATCGACCTTCGTGGTCATCTCGAAAAAGAATTTGTCGAGCTTGCTGCCGGCCGCGATGTTGTCTTTGATGGTGAGCTTCTTGTCTATGACGAAGACTTCTACCAATACCTTCCTCGCCAGACATCGAACGGGATTCTGTCAAAGTCGTTGAAGGGAACAATCACTGATAGTGAGTGTGCTCGTGTTGGTGCGACACTATGGGACATGATTCCCCACTCAAACTTCATCAACGGAAAATCAACAATTGCTTACAGTGCAAGGTTTGTTGGTGTCCGCAATTCTGTCGAGCTCGTCAACACACCGAAAATCAAAACAGTGTGGAACGAGGTTGTCAACGATCTCGAAACTGCAAAACGAATCTTTGAGAAGTTTCTTTCTGAGGGTCAGGAAGGAACAATCCTGAAAGACATCAACAGCGGGTGGGAATCAAAACGTGTCAAACATCAAATTAAATTCAAAGGGGAATTAGAGTGCGATCTCATCATTGTGGGTTGGGAAGAGGGGACTGGCAAAAATGTTGGTAGGCTCGGTGCTCTTGTTGCTGAGTCTAGCGATCGTGTTGTCCGAGTCTCGATTGGTTCGGGCTTTACTGATCACGATCGCGATGCTATTAAACCCAGCTGTGTGGGCTCTATTGTTTCTGTAAAATACAATGCCCGAATTAAAGACGTTAAGACCGGTCAGGAGAGCTTGTTCCTTCCAATCTTTGTTGAGATTCGTGCCGACAAAACAGAAGCGGATTCAGCAAAGCAAATAAAATAGTTTTTTGGTCCTCCTATATACAAAATATAGGAGGACTTATGATTTTACTTGGCGTCGATCTTTCAATGACGTCACCTGCATTATGTCTACATCGTGGTGACGAATTTAAATTTGATCAGTGTGAGTTTTACTTTTTAACATCTTCAGAAAAATATCTGTATGTTGATCGCCGACTTCACGGCGAGACATTCCCCGAATACACATCACAACCAGAGCGGTTCAATAATATCGGAACTTGGATTGTCGATATTTGCAAAACACATGGTGTTGACAAAGTTTATATTGAGGACTATAGTTATGGTTCAAAAGGTCGTGTGTTCCACATAGCTGAAAATGGCGGTGTGTGCAAATACTTGTTATGGAGAAATCATATCGAGTATGATACGATTCCACCAACAGTAATTAAAAAGTTTGCAACAGGAAAAGGAAATGCCGACAAAGAAAAAATGCAAGAGGCATTTGTTGCAGAGACAGAATTCAATGTCAAGGAAGTTCTTTCGATGACAGACAAACAATGGAATCCTTCATCAGATTTGATTGATAGTTATTATATTTGCAAATATGGAGATACAAATGAACGAAATGGTAGACTGGGATGACAACCAGCAGTTTAAACATTGGTTAACTGAGGAACTTAGAAATAATATTGTTACGGTCGTCTTTACAAAGAAAGATGGAACAGAGCGTGTGATGAAATGTACGTTAAAGAGTGATGTTGTTGTTCCATACGAGCAAAAGACGGAACGGAAGAAAGTTCAAAATGAAGAAATCGTGTCTGTGTGGGACGTTGAAAAGAATGCGTGGCGTTCATTCAACATTACAACAATTAGCGAAGTGAGGGGTGTACTCTAATGGGAATTATCAGGTTTAGTGACGAAGAGGTGTTCATCACTGATTCAAAAGAATATGAAATATTAACAGCTGGTGTAGCAAAGATTAAAGGTGTCCCAGGTGCTGTCGTTGAGATCGGTTCACGTCGTGGTGGATCAGCAAAGATGATTATTGACACACTTGTAAACAATAATGACACCGCTAGATCAATGTTTTGCATTGACCCATATGGTGGTATTGAATACAGCTACACGAACCACGCCTTAGCTAGGCATTTTCCAAATCTCGAAGTTGAAGGTGACCCTACATCTAAAGAGATTACAAAAATGGTTCGACTTGATTATACGAATGAGATGAGGAACAGAGTAATCCCTTCTCTATACTATTATGCATATAACGCAGGTTTAAATTTTACATTTTTCTGTCTCGAAGATACAGAATTCTTTGACCGCTACAGTGATGGTGTTCCTGTGTACGACCAGCATAAAAAAATTGAGAGTGAATACGCTTTTGTGTTCTTTGACGGACCGCACGACAATCCTGGTGTTAATAAAGAAGCAGACTTTTTCATTCCTCGCGCAGTTGTGGGGAGTGTGTTTGTTTTTGATGATGTGTGGATGTATGATCACGATGATGTTGAGGTCAAGTTGTTTGCAGCTGGTTTTGAGCCAATTGAGAAAAGAGAAATTAAGGCAAGTTACGTTAAGGTGAAATAAAATGGGTCTTAATGTCGTTAATAAAAATGCGAAGGGTGGAACTGAGTTGCTAATTGATGAATTTAAGCAACACATTCCTGAAGAGGTGTACAAACACTTTCAAATTGTTCCCTCAAGATTTAGAGGATTTGAGTCAGGTAAAATTCCTATTTACTGGGCTCATGACCTTCCAGGTGATCCAGAGTGTGGCCATCTGAAGGAAGGTGGATTTGAGAAGTATGAAAAACTTGTCTTTGTCTCAAATTGGCAAATGCAGGGGTTTATCAATTACTATCAAATTCCTTGGAGCAAATGTGTTGTCATACAGAACGCAATCAATCCTATTCCTTTTGTTGAGAAACCAAAGGACAAGATTAAGCTGATTTACCATACGACACCTCATCGCGGTCTTGAGATTCTTGCTCCTGTTTTTGAAAAGCTGTGCGAAAAACACAACAACATTGAGCTTGATGTATATTCAAGTTTCAAAATATACGGTTGGGAGGAACGCGATCAACAATACGCCCAAGTATTTAATTCGTTGAAGTCAATGCCGAATGTTAACTATTACGGTTCTGTTGATTACAATGTTGTTCGTGAAGCACTAACGAAAGCCCATATTTTTGCTTATCCTTCTATTTGGATGGAAACAAGTTGCCGTTCATTAATGGAAGCAATGACAGCTGGTCTTTTGTGTGTTCATTCAAACTACGGTTGCCTGTACGAAACAGCAGCAGGGTGGACATGGATGTATCAATATCAGGACAGCTTACAAGAGCATGCAGTGATGCTCTATCACAATCTTGACGCAGCAATTTCTAATTATTCAGATCAAGGAATTCAAACGAAGTTGCAAACACAATCAAGTTATAGTACAAATTAACTACAGCTGGGAAGTTCGTAAGCACCAGTGGATTGCATTACTCAAATCAATACTGAAAGCAAAAAATATTTCATCATGATTATTATTGATCTCAACCAAGTGTGCATTTCAAATATAATGGCACAAATTGGTAATCACACAAACCTCAAAATTGAGGAGGATCTTGTACGTCATATGATCCTTAACAAGATTCGAATGATTCGCCAGAAGTTCAAAAGTTATGGAGACATTGTTATTGCGTGTGATGGAAAAAACAATTGGCGACGTCAAGTGTTTCCACTATACAAGGCTGTGAGGAGAGCTGACCGCGAGAAATCTGATTTTGATTGGCAAGCAATTTACGATGTTCTTAATAAAATCCGCGACGAACTAAAAAACTATTTCCCTTATGTTGTCATTCATCTCGAAGGAGCTGAAGCTGATGATATTATCGCCTCCCTTGTTAAGGAATATGGTGTTCAACTAAATAATGAAAACACAGAGAAAATTGTAATTGTGTCTGGCGATAAAGATTTCGTTCAACTTCAGCGGTTTACAAATGTTGAGCAGTATGATCCAATTAATAAAAAAATGATAGTGGAATCTAATCCTGAGCAGTTTTTGAAACAACATATCATTAGAGGAGACAAGGGTGACGGTGTTCCAAACATTCTTTCTGATGATGACTGTTTTGTTGCAAAGAAACGCCAAAAGAAAATAACAGAGAAGTTTATTAGTAATTTTGATGAGAACACACTCGATGAGACTACGGCACGCAACTACATGCGCAACAAACAGCTGATTGATATGACGATGATTCCTCAAACAATTTCTCAACAGACATACGACGTGTATCATGCTGAAAAGAAAACGTCAGCATTCCGAAAAACCAAAACCTTTAATTACTTTGTTTCTATGAAATTGAAGAACCTTATGGAACATGTGGGAGAGTTTTAATGAAACGTAAATCACTTTATGAATTGCTTGAAGAAGTGTCAAAGTGTAAGAAAACGGATGAGAAGATTAATAAGCTGCGAGAGCTTGATAATGCTGCATTGAGAGCAATTTTAAAATATGCTCTCGACCCCACTATTAAGTTTGTTCTACCGCACGGAGCACCCCCATTTAAGCCCTGTGAGTTTGTTGACCAGGAAGCAAGATTATATTCAGAGATTCGTCGGCTGTATTTGTTTTGTGAAAATGGCAACAATAACTTGTCAAAACTAAAAAGAGAAATGCTGTACATTCAACTTCTCGAATCAATTGACAAGAACGATGCAAAGCTTCTCAATAGTGTTAAAGATAAAAAACTACCGTTTAAGGGAATCACGGCAAAGATTGTTAATGAAGCATTCCCTGGTTTAATTACACAACAGGAGTGATTAGGTCGTATGGGCAAGACGTTTAAAAAATCAGCGCGGGTTGCTGAAGAAAATGAAAAAGAGTCACACTTTTATAAATACAAAAAAAGTAGCATTGAAAAAGCCTCATTCAAAAATTTAGATAGATATATCAGAACTCAAGATATTGATAAGCTGGATGAGTTATCTGATTGTGATTTTCCAACACGCAGATAGGAATTATAATGAACAACAAGCGTTT